ATAATCAGTATAGGTATCAGGTTGTTTATAATTAACGCCGTCTCGTAAGTAACTTGTCTTGCCTGTTCTATTTAAATAGTCTTCATATAATCTAGTATTTCTGCTTGAAATACTACTACTACCTCCTCCACCCCCAAAGTAAGGGTTGGGCGGGCCAACATCCGTTGTTGATGCGCCTGGAAATGTTAACGACTCTTCAAATTCTGGAGAGTCATAATACCCCGCTTCAATATCAGGGTTTTTAGTAATAGGTGTTGATGATGGTGGTGGACTAGTATCAATTATTTGATTGCCCCTGCTAGTACTATCAGAGTCGCTACTCATTACTTGAGTTACAAATTCATCGTCTGTAATTGTTGTTGGTGTAAACCGCATGTCAGAAAAATAACGTTGCCCTCCACTACCTGCTCTACGGGTGGGGTCGTATGTATTTGCAACGCGAGATCTTGTAGCGGTGTAATCAGGTACTGTTCCTTGGTATCCTACAGGGCCAGGAGTGCCGTCAGAACCTAAAAGACCTGATGTACTAGCTAAAGACCCAAGTAACCCTGCAGTTTTTGAAACGTCTAAATTCCCTGCATCATCATAAAATGCGTTACTTAATAGACTATTTGTTCCTGGGTCAGTACCTCCTGAGATATAGTCCCATACACTATCAAAAAATCCCATTATCTATCTCCGTTTCCTTGTATTAAACCGCCTTTATACGCTGCTTTATTATATAGTTGTAATAGCCGTTTTGTTGTATCATCAGGACTTTCAGTAGGTTCTGTTGCATATGGACTAGTTATACCTATTTTTTCTAGTTCGTCTACTGAAAATAAATCTACTACATTACTTGAATCACTTGTTTCTTCTAACTCAGGGTTCATATCTGCAGCTTTAATTAACTGTAACAATGTCTCTTCGTTAATTTCTTCAGTAGATTGAGGTACGTTCTCCTCTCCCGTAGCAACTATGTCTGCAATATCGTAAGGACGTCCATACTGTTGAGTGTCTAAATCAAATGTTTCTGTTTGTTGAGGGTTAGCAAAAATATTAGAAAAATCATATAGATAGTCAATTTGAGCAAGGTTTGGATCATTACCTGCTTCTGCTTGCAACCTTTGAATTTGTTCCCTTTGTTTTTTCCGTCTTTCGTTTTCTTCATTCGGTATAGTAACTGTTGTATCTGTAATTGTATCTATAGTTGTATCTGTAGTTGTATCTATAGCAGTATCAGCGTTTATCTCCGCTTCTATAATTGCGGTAATCTCTTCAACTACATCTACATCCGCATCGGTTATAGTATTAGGATCTCCACCAATAATATTTGCAACGTCATCAACAGTAACTGTACCTGTTGTTTCTGTAGGTGTACCACCTGTAGTGTCAGTATAAGGTGTTGTTGTAGTATCATCTACTGTATCTGTACCATCAAAATCTGGTATACGAGGATCTACTTCACCTTCACCAAACTTATCTAAACTACTATCATCTACTGTATCTGTAGGTTTGGTTGTGGTTTCTGTACCTGTAACTACTTCACCATCATTAGTAACAACTGTTGTTTCTGTACCTATAGTGCCTAAATTTGCACCTGTAACTACTTCACCATTATTAGTAACAACTGTTGTTTCTGTACCTGTTACACCTGGGGGTGTATCCCCTGTTTCACTTTCAAGGTTCTCTATAACATCTTCTATTACGGTATCTGTACCTGTTACACCTGGGGGTGTATCCCCTGTTTCACTTTCAAGGTTCTCTATAACATCTTCTATTACGGTATCTGCAGTTAAGAACGCGGGAGACACGCCTGCAGATTCGAGATCAGCTATGGTTGTAGGAGTTAAATTAGAAGATATTTCCCCTGTAGCTTCTAATTCTGCAATTGTTGTAGGAGATAAACTCGTAGGTGACACTCCAGCAGATTCTAAATCAGCAATAACACTAGGGCTTAAATTAGAAGATATTTCCCCCGTTGCCTCTAAATCAGCAAACGCATCATCTATTACTGTATCTGTACCTACAAACTCATCAGCTTCTCCGCTTGCAACTTCAAATTCAGTATATTCGGAAGCCGATTTTGCGTCTTCAAACTCATTGACAAAATTATCCGAGGTTTCTTCGGGGGAGGTACTAAAATTACCTTCATTATCTAGGAAAGTATCACCCGTAAATAATGTATTACCCGCCCCTTTTGTTATTAACTCGTATAATTTACTTCCTGGAGTTAATGTGGCTCCTGCCGCTGTTGTACCTGCAGTTCCTCCCGCAGCTCCTAATACTGTAGCCCCAGCAACGCCTTCCATAGGGTCTGTACCTAAATACTCTGTTGCTTTGTTAGCTAAATATGTTTCTATACCTTCTCCTACCCCCTCAATTCCTGTGTTTGTAACTACAGCAGAAGAAAAACCAATTAATTTTGCAAACTTAGGACTAATAGAACTAACAACACTTTTTACTCCAGAAGCAGCCGCCATTTTTGCAACGGCTAAATCTGCTACAGCGCCTACATTACCTGCGGCAAACGCGTATTTTTCAGCTCTATCTTTTAAACGATCTAAAGCTTGATTTTCGTCGCCGTTATATAGCTTTAATAAAGATTGATATCCAGGATCGTTTTCTAAAGTGCCATTTTTTAAAGCGGTATCAAAAGCTCTTGCTATATCTTGCCTAGCTGCTTCCGAAGCTGCTGCTTGAGATATACCGTAGGCTAAAGGAAGACCTACAAATGGAATAGACATTAAAACAAGATCAAGACCAATATCGCCTACTTCTTGAGCTCCAGTCATTGCTGTAGCTATTTTATCAGATCCATAAGGACGACCTGCTTTATCTAACGCCGTACCATTCATTATTTGCTCAATAGTCATGTCATCCGCAGGTAAAGCGTAGTATTGACGTACTCGCATTTCGTCTGAAATTTTATTTTCTTGGCTTTTAGACCAATCATTTAAGTATTTAGAAAACCCTTCCATAGTTTCTGTACCAAAAGTACGTTGAACATAGGCTGGATTAAGTGTATCTGTCCCGTCGAGTACACTTTTATAGTCTTCATTAGCAAGTTCAGCGGCGCTTATAGCATCCAAATTAGTTGCGTCAGGGCCAATACCCGCTCCTTTAGGATATTTAGACATTACGTTGTTACTTATACTCGCCATATCCTCATCAGTAAGGCCATAAGCATTGTCGTCAGCAGTCCAACCGCCAGCTAGAAAATCATCGTGCCCATCAATAAACTCAATAAATTCATCTGCATTTTTACCTAAACCTGCTGCACTTAACGCTGCTTCTTCTAAAAACCCTGAACTTATATTATATCCAAGATCTTTAGCATGACTTATACCAACTCGCATGAGTTCAGACACTTGAGTGGCTAAAAGTACTTCTCGTTGTTTGGGAGTCATACTAGCTAACGCAACAGCGTTTGCAGCGTCTTCGTTAATGTTAGGTGCATTAGTTCCAATCATATCAGGAACTTTGTTACTCGGTAATCCTATTTTGTCTTCTTTTGTTTCAATTTCATCAAGGTAAGTATTTTCTGTAGTAGTCTTTTCTTCGTCACCTGTAATAGCCGCTGTATCTTCTTCCGCAGTTGTAGCCGCTTCAGCTTCTTTAATTAATCTATCAGCTTCAGCTTTCTTTTCCGCGATTCTAATTTCTTCTAATCTAGCTGTCTCAGCTTCTTCTGCTACCCTAACGCGTTCAGCTTCTTCAGCTTCTGTTTTTAAACGAGTAGCTTCGGCTTTTTCTTCTGCTATTCTAACTTCTTCAAGCCTAGTTTCCTCTGCTATTCTAGCTTCTTCTTCACTTTTAGCCACTAAACGAGCCGCTTCTGCTTTTTCTTCAGCTACTCTAATTTCTTTAAGCCTAGTTTCTTCTGCTATTCTAGCTTCTTCTACCCTAACGCGTTCAGCTTCTTCTGCCTCAGCTATTAGTCGCGTAGCCTCGGCCTTTTCTTCAGCTACTCTAATTTCTTCGAGTCTAGTTTCTTCTGCTATTCTAGCCTCTTCTTCACTTTTAGCTAACAAACGGGCAGCTTCTGCTTTCTTTTCCGCTACTCTAATTTCTTCGAGTCTAGTTTCCTCTGCTATTCTTGCTGCCTCTTCTGCCTCCGCTATAACGCGTGCAGCCTCAGCTTTTTCTTCTGCTACTCTAATTTCTTCGAGTCTAGTTTCCTCTGCTATCCTAGCTTCTTCTTCACTTTTAGCTTTAAGACGCGCTGCTTCTGCCTTTTCTTCTGCTACTCTAATCTCTTCTAGTCTAGCCTCTTCCGCTATTCTAGCTTCTTCAGCTATTCTAACGCGTTCAGCTTCAGCTTTTTCAGCTTCTTTAATTAGTCTAGCTGCTTCTGCCTTTTCTTCTGCTACTCTAATCTCTTCTAGTCTAGCCGCTTCTTTAACAGCGGCGTCAGTAGCTGCATCATAGTCACTAATAAATCTGTTGGCGTCCTCTTTGGCTTTTGCTAAAGCTATAATACGTGCATCAGCGGCAGCATTTTCTGCTTCTACAGTAAGCCTAGCTGTTTCAGCTTCGCGGAACTCCTTATCTTCTGCATCTAAATCTAAATCTACGCGGTTTGTTACAGCGTTTTTGTAGTTGTCCATAGCTGCTGCAGCACTATTCATAGTTGCCTCAGAACTAGCTAGACCGTTACGCTTTGCTCTAGCGTTTTCAGGTTCGCCTTTGCCAATCGACACGCCGCGCCAATATTTATTTGTTTTTACAGCTCTTTTATAATTAGCAGAAGCTGTGTTATAGTCATCAAAAGCTTTTTTATTCGCCTTATTTGCGCCGTCGGCAGAGCCGTGTTCTCCCCCATTTACATCAAAATACTTTGATTTTGCTATGGGTTGTACTAAGTTATCTATCTTTGCATTAAGATCTTTTAATCCTGCAGCGTTAAGAGTACTATTAAAAGCTCCTAAAGCATCTCCCCCTCTAAGGCCAGTAATTGTGGCGTTGACTAGCCCGTCGGTTATATCACCATTAAAATCACTATTATCTTTAATAAACCCTGTTATAGTTGCAGTTGTAGCTACCATAGCCGCTTCGCTAATATCTCCCCCTGCGTCTATATAAGCTTTAATTCCTTTATTAAGAGCGTTTTCAGTACTTGCGTTAAACTCAAACTGACCAAAATTTCCAGAAGGTAGGTTTGTTTTAATTGTTTTTGTAGCTGCGGAAGCTATTTCACTACTTACACCACCTAAAAGCGCACTCCTTAAATCGCCCCCTCTAGCTCCAGCCTCAACTGCGCTCCCTGCAATATTACCTGCAACGACGCTACCTGTTGCGCCCGTAACTGCTCCAGTAACGTAACTCCCAATTTTAGGTGCAACATACCCTACGGCTACTGATTTAAGTACGTCACCAAAATTACCGCCTTTTGCAAGAGTGCTTGCACCATTTATAAGGGGAACAGCCCATTGCATCCCAGGAGTTATTGTAGCCGCAATGGTAGCAATAGTGGTGAGAGGGTCGTCCATTACAGCCTCTACAACGTCTCCGATAGCGGTTGCTACAGGTTGTATAATTTCTTCTACAGCAAACTCTATAACGTCTTCTACTGCGCCTATTACAAAATCAACAATACCCCCGATAGCATTTGCTATAAACATGTTATTTTCCTACCTTTAAAGGTTCTTTGCCCAAATTAATATAAACTACGTATTGACCGTCTTGACCGCGGCCTACAGCAATATTAGAGTCTTTATCCGCCATTCTTTTTTCTAAAGCCCTCATTGCAGGTAATAAAGTGTCTCCTTTAAATTGAGAAGCGTAGTGTGTAAATTTTTTATTTTGTAAGTAATTTAAATAGTTAAGGATATTGTTTATAAAATTACGTCCTGTATCTACATTAAATGCACGCCCTACCATTTTACTTTTATTTGCGCCTTTGCCTTTGTGCCCAATAAACACTGTGTTTCCAACTTGTACCACGTCTGCATTTTCCATTGTTGTTTCTTTAGCAACAGATGCCAACATAGCTTCTACAGGTATATTGTTTTCTTTTAGCTGCTCTGCGGCGATAGCCATAACTTGACCTGGGGCAATTTTTTCTTGGTTGCTATCAATAGTTTCCATAATTCACCTAAGTTATCTCAAGTATACTAGCTACCACATGTAGCCTATTCGCTGTAGCAGCGGTAACTTTTAGTATTTCGGTCGCTTGCACTACCAACGGTGCAGTTAACAGCTCTACAGTACCATTTGCTGATACTGACTTAGTTTTAAATAAACTATACACATCACTGCCATTAGTCAAAGTTAAAGTTATAGTGTCAGCGTTGCCAGAGTCTTCTGATACGATAATAGATTTAACAATAGCCGTTGTCGCCGCTGCACAAGTATACAACGTAGTAACACTCGTTGCTGTTAAGTCTAATTTTGCGTTTGTATAAGTATTTGCCATTAGCCTACAAACCACCCAACTGCATCAGACTTATCTGCTAAAGAAGTATCCCGCAATACACTGTCTAACTGGTTAAAATATAAACGTAGAATTTTGTTAAATTGTTCAAACTCTGCAGCGTTGTATTCTTTAGGCGGGTAAGGTAACGCTGGCGCACGAAATTCTACTGTATACTGATCAGCCATTAACGCCTCCCATCCGCACGTAGATCAACTCTAGGAGCTCCTAGTTGCCACTGTACTCCTGTAGCGCTAGATTCTACTTTCATAGACATCTGTCTACCTCTCACACGTGTATGAATTTGGCTTGTATAAGCCTCAACGGGGGAAGTAGCGCTACGGGTAACCGCACCTGTATTTACACCACTTTCTGATGTGGGTGAATTATAACCAGAACCAGAAGAATTTAATGGGAAGAATGTCATGTTTATAACAGGACTATCAGCCGTAGACCCCTCAAAAGAAACATCAGGTAGAACACGAGACATTAACATAAATTGATGCCCATCATCTAAATCAAATTCAGCCGAGGTTATAAAAGCAGATATTGCGGCGGAAGTGCTTGTTTCATTGTCATCAATACCGTTTTCGTGATCTACAAGTAACGAGTTATAAGTAGCAGCTAGCGGGAAAGACCTTAGACCAGAATCTAACCATGCAGTACGTGCCATAGAACCATAGTACCATATGTCTTCTAAATAATTATACACCACGTACCTATCTATAGCTGTAGCGCTACTAGAACAGTAGAACCACCATACTTCGTGAAACGCTTCGTTACTTCCTCCAAACACTTGGTTATATTGCAGGGTATTAAAGTCTGTAAACACATGTTTACGTAAGTCACAAGGAAGTGGTTGAGCCCTACCATCGTATTTATAAAATTTATCTTTACCCATCCAGTAAGACACGCCATTAGCATAAGCTACACTATTTTGTGAAGTTATAGAAGTTTGTTCGCCGACAAGTGTGGCTGACCATACACCTGAGCCTATACCTACATATTGTAAAGAATATAAAGATGAGTCTGTCCAAACAAGAACCTCTTGTCGTGCTTGAGATGCGGTAACTATTTCTGTACCGCGAGATAATCGTAAACTACCAGCTTGGTTTGTGGCTGCAGGAGTCCAATTTGTAGCATCTTCTTGGTCAGACCAACGAATAAGCATAGGGTCTTTTGTAGCGGAACCAAGCACATTCGTACCAAAACAAAACACAAACCTGCTAATATCTGACACAAGTATAGAATTTTGTATTGTTGGTACATTTGAAGCTCCTGCCTTACTAGACAATAAGACCGCACGGGTAGTTAACGTACCTGAAGCGTCCCAGTAAAAAATAGCGCCGTCTCTATGCCCAAATATTAGGTCTTCACCAAAGTTTTGTTGTGACCATATACGTAAAGTTTCTGTGTCTGAAATACCCTCTCCCCAAGCGCCAGAACCCCAACCACTAGCGCCCCAACCAACAAGAGGGTTAGCAGATGATGCACCTGTGTTTATTTGGTAAGCGCCTACAACAGAGCTACCACCGTTCCCTGAGTCAGAACTCGTAGCCGCAATATTTGTATATAAAGCGTTAGTTATAGTATCTGAGTTAAAGCTTTTTGCTGTAATAGTGTATTTGTTTGCGTCTTCAATGTTAAGTATTTGATACTCTTGGTTGAGCATTTCAGCAGTTATGTTACCGCCTAGTGCGGCAGCCCCGCTAAAAGTAACAAAATCATTAACTTCTGCGCCATGACTACTGTCCGTAACGACTATAGTAAAACAGTTTACAGCTGCATTATCGCTATGTGTAGCTGCAGTAGTGCTAGTTGTTACACCAGAAACAAGATAGGACGCACCTCGTGTACAACCTGTAAACGTGTTACTGCTTATAGCCGAGTAGTCTATAACTTCACTATCTATTATAATTTTACCAGAAGTAGGAAATCCTGTAGTATCATCTATGGTTATTGTGGTGTCATTTGCATCTATAGCGCCATCTAATTGATCTGCTGAAGCTAAAAAGGTAATATCTCCTGCAGAAGTAGTTGCACGCAAAGGTGTTATGTCGTTATAACCACCACCGTTTTCTATATAAAACTTTAGGTGAGTACCTATAGCAATTAAGTTTTGACTACCTAAAGTAATCCAATTCCACAAAGAACGGGCAATACCTAAAAAAGTTGCTTCTGATATACGTGTCCAACCACCAATTTTTTCAGGGGTTCCTTGCCTAAATCGAACATTGTTGCATTCATACCAACCGCCTTCGTTAGTGTACCTAGTATTTTCGCGGTTAACCCCTGGTTTTAGTAACAATTTTTTTAAAGGCATGTTTAATCCAATACAGTTTTAATCTAGCAAGTTTAAAGCCTGCTCCTTTGTTTCGTCGTTTCTTCTTATCCATCCACGTCCAAACGTGTCAAAGGTACTAAGGTCTCTATAAAATCCGTCGCGCATATGGTGCATTTGTTCTATTATTTTTGTTGGCTCAACTTCTAATACAGCTTGCAGTGTCATTGGCCCTATACCACCATCTTGTTCTACGCCTACAATACGTTGCAATGCTTTAGCTGCTCGACTTGTTCCGCTATTCACACCCCAATCGAAGCAACTCCAGTCAACCCCAGAAGGAAGATCGTCTCCACGGAGCCTATCCCAATAGTTTTCTTTATATATAGGGTAAACGTCGTCGTGAGTAAGACCTTTCATCTCGCCATCCATAACTTGTCGACCTACATACTGTTCATAGACTGCACGCGTAACTCCATAATTAGTTTCTCCTCCTGGATCTTCGCTGTGCCAAATGTAGCCCCCTTCGTGCTCAAGGAGACGTGCCATACATTCTTCAAAATTGTTTTTCATTTTACGCTCTTCCTTAGTTTAGCAAATTGACGTGATCCAAACCAAAAGCTAATTATACTTGTAAAGAGTAAATTTGTGTCGTCGTTCCACACGGCCTGTAACGCTGCGTCGAAGCTGATACCAGTGCTTAGTGCTTGCATTAACCCTGTTATTTTTACTAGCAAAAAAAGACCTACAAATAAATATGTCACTACGGGGCGTACAGAACCACTTAGAGCAGCGGCAAATCCAGACTTAGCGTTAGCTGCTGCCATACTTTTATATATACCTTCGGCCTCAGCAATATCTGCTTTAGCGTCTAGTTCATCTAATTTTAGTGATGATAGCTGTGCGGCGTATTTGCCTTTTGCTTCGAGCATTTTAA